GTTAGCGTCTATTTTGGCCTATCAAGCATTTAATAAGGCATCACGTAATCCGCGAATCCATGGCTTATCAACTGTACAATGAGAATGAATATAGAGAACAACTGTATGACTTGTTGCATTGTTCTTTGGATAGATTGATTGACCTTGGGTCTAGGTTAGAGGCACATGGGGATGTTCTTGCTACGCATGAGAAGGATGTGGAAACAGGGGAAGTAACTAAGCTTCCTGATGTACACCCTGAGGTACTATTGATGGCACAGGTTGGTGTTGATGGTGCTGAGGAGGAGATTGAAGCAACACAAGAGCTAGTTAAGATTGTATCAAGGATAATGATCATTCGTAATGCTAGGGACATTATTCAATCAACACAAGCATCCTGATCCTTATGGCAACAACTGAGCAACTCGCCCGACAATTACAGCGAGAACTTGATGCTCGCACGGAGGCAATCACCCGCCTAAGGGAACGCACGAGAACAGCAGAGGATCGGCAATATGCTAGCTCTACTGTTTATGGGTCAGCCTTTATCAACAAGGGGCTGGAGCTTATCACTGATGAGATTAGTAGTAAGTTACAACGAGTGAGTCAGGGGTGGGTTCAAGATAAGGCCCATGCGGTAGTACCAATTAAGGATTGTGACCCAGCAGTGTTAGCATTGATCACCGCTAAGGGGGTGATTGATATTCTTGGGGTAAGGAAGATAGAACACCTAAGTTATCAAGCAGCAACAACACACGTTGGCACCTTGGTCTATCACCAGATCATGTTGGATCAGTTTTGCAATAAGCATCCTGATCTCTTTAACAAGGCCCGGTTGTACATCCACGATCACAAAGGCTACTCGTACAAGGTTCAGCGGTATCGGGCGATTATGAGGAAGAACGATGTGGAGCCATTGAAGTGGTCAGCAAGCGTCAGGCACCTCGTTGGGGGGTGGTTGATTGACCGCCTATCAAGGGCTACCGGGTGGATCACCACCAGGACCGTCTTCCGGGGCTCTAATGACAGCCCGACCTACCTGATCTACCAACCGGAGTTTTTAAGGGCCAAGGAGGCGCTCCTAGAGCAGGCTGAGGCGTTTGCTGGGTGTATGTGGCCAATGCTGTGTGAGCCAAACGACTGGACAGAGGAGTTCAAGGGTGGTTACCTGACGAACGACCTCAGGAAGCTGACAAAGCTGATCAGGACTAGGATTCCGAGAAGGTGCCCACTATTGAAGGACAGCAAGGCGCTTGCCATGTTGAACCTGCTCCAGAAGGTCCCCTATCGAATCAACGACAGGGTTCTTGAGTTAGCCAACTTCTGTATGGAACGCCGCATCACTGTGGGTAAGTTTCGAGCGGAGGAACCATCACCACCTCCACCAAAGCCAGAGCCATGGGAAACAGCCTCGGAAGAGGATAAACTTTCCTATCGGAGAATGAGAACAGAACTAGAAGATCTGAACTCAGCTCTGGCACAGAAGAACTACAGGACAACTGAAGCCCTGTATGTTGCTAACAAATACAAGAAAGATACCTTTTGGATTCCCTGGTCATTTGACTTTAGGGGAAGGGTCTATCCAATAACAACAAGCCTTAGTCCACAAGGGTCAGACTTTGACAAGAGTTTGATTTACTTTGAGGAAGAAGGAACAGTCAACCCTTGGTGGTTAGCCTTTCAGGTTGCTACTACGTATGGACTGGACAAGGCTCCTATGGATGAAAGAATCGAATGGACAAATCAAAACCATGAGTTCTTGAGTCGAATTGCTATTGACCCTGAGGGAACAATTCCTGAGTGGTCAGAGGTAGAGGAACCTTGGTGTTTCATTGCTGCTGCTATTGAATACTATCAATGTGTCATCCTTGGATCAAAGAAGACATCTGGTCTTCCTGTGTCTGTTGATGCTACATGTTCTGGTCTTCAACATTTGTCAGCATTGGCATTGGATAGAACGGCTGCTGAAATGGTTAATGTTGTTCCCACTGACAAACCTTCTGATGGGTATCGTATTGTGGCGGAGAAGGCTAAGGAGATTCTTCCAGAGCATCTTCATCCATTACTAACACGAAAGGTAACAAAGAAAACTGTCATGACTACTCCGTATGGGGTAACCGAAAGCAGTGCTCGTAATTACATCCGTCAGGAACTTAAGGGAGTTAAACTTGAGAAGGGGGAATTACAGATGATCGTGAAAGCTGTTTACCGGTATGGTGTCAGACAGGTCTTTAATGGTCCTTGTCGCTCAATGGAGTTTATCCAGAAGGCAGCAGGGGAACGTATAAAGGCTGGAGCCACCACATTGGAATGGATCACACCATCTGGATTCCCTGTTGTTCAGGAATATCGTCGCAACGATGTAGAGCGGGTTAACACCAAACTACTGGGGCAGCGATTACGTGTCCAACTCCTTAAGGAATGGGAAGAACGACAGATTGATCTACTCAAGGCTAAGACAGCAGCCAGCCCTAATCTGATTCACAGCCTGGATGCAGCACTGTTGCATTTGGTATTCGCGAATTGGGAACGACCCTTTACGGTTATCCACGACTGTGTGTTAGGTCGTTCCTGTGACATGGATATCATGGGCAGTGCGATCAGAGACAAGTTCGTTGAGCTTTACTCCCAACCAGTGCTCAAACAATGGGCAGAACAGTTGGGGGTTGACTTTGATGAAAGTGTCATGTTGAATACGCTTGACATCAATGATGTCCAACAATCCTCTTATTTCTTTTGCTAATGGATCTGACCAAAATTGCTGAGCTTCTTGGCATTCATGAATCCGTCATTATCAGCTACCATGAAGAGTGGAGGGCTATGGAGCCTGAGGAGGAGTATTGTCTAACCACCTTCCCTGAGTATCTTTGTAACGTCTTTGCTGAGGCTGCTTTCCTAAATGAAGCAGTAGAGAATGAAGGCAACGTTATGGGGTGTCTTGAAGTCTACGATGAAATCTATTCCACCATTGAGAAAATCCTTGGAGACGCTTGATCTTTTGGAACTAATCATCCCGTCTGATGCTTACGCCATTGAGTTGGCTGAGCAATTTAACATTCGCTACGGCCTTTGTTGGTCACCTGAGTATGTTCAGTATTGGTCTACCCGTGCTGATTTGACTCTGGATGACACCCTGGTTGAGTTTCTCGACCTTATTGCACAACACGAATTTCTTACCAAAGATGTCTGACACTCGCTTCATTATCACCACAACCCTTGAGGGTTACGTCAACGCTCTTGTTCCTACTGGGAAGTTTAACAACTGTACCTTTGGGTTTAAGGTGCCGGAGGAGTTCCTGCCTAAGTTTGAAGATGCCTATCAGAAGGCATTGGAATGGGGTAAGAACAGGATGGCGGGCAAACGGTTCTCTGCTGAACTCCCAAAATGGGATGAGGAGGGGTCAATCAAAGTCAGCTATGGTGGTGATAGCTCCACTCCTATGTTCCCTTGGGTGGATACAGATGGGGTGCCCATTGATCTTGACACACAGATCTGGAAAGGTACTGTTGTTAAGTTGATCGTGGATCTCAAGCCTTACGTCTTTGGACAGAAGGTCGGGTGTTCCGTCAAGGTACGAGGTGCTCAGGTCCTTAAGCTGGTTAGCGGCGGGGGCTCTGATAGCGGTGGATTGGACGAGGATGGCGTTGCTGCGCTGTTTGGTAAGACAGAAGGCTTCAAGGGTGGTAGCCCCAGCTTTGAACCTGCTGAAGATCCTGGCCTTGGTCCAGTTGGGTATGACGATGACGACGTTCCCTTCTAATGCCGAAATACCGCAGCCGCCTTGAAGAAAAGTTGGCGCGGTGGTTTGAACTGAATGGGCACCAGTTTGAATATGAAACACTTAAGCTGAACTACACCTTATCGTCAATATACACGCCTGACTTTATCCTGCCCAATGGGGTTATCTTGGAAGCCAAAGGTTACTTCAAACCAGAAGATCGACGGAAGATGTTAGCCATTAAAAAGCAACACCCTTCGCTTGATATTCGTTTGGTCTTCCAAGCCCCCTTCAATACGCTCACAAAAACCAGTGAAACTACCTACGCTAAGTGGGCAGAGAAAAATGGTTTCTTGTGGGCTCCTTCCCATGACATCCCTTTTGATTGGTTCAATGATCTCAACTGCAACATCAAGTAAAGAAGAAATTCTTAGGCGACTTAGTGAGTATTTTGCTGACACCCTTGTTGAGTGTTTGGATTATGTCCATACAAAGGACATCGCTCCTGATGACATTGCTAAGTTAATTATTGATGAGCTTGAAGATTGGATGGCTTATCACGCTTCAATGACCAATGCCGCTGATTCGGTCCGAAATGCACTCCGAGAACGAGTTTCTTAGACACGAACCCTGTCCTAGTTGCGGTAGTAGTGATGCCCTTGCTCGTTATACTGACGGCCACGGGCATTGCTTTTCCTGCCTCCACTACGAACATGGGGACGACACCGCACCACCAACCACTATCACCAACAAACGGCTCATGGACTTTACTGGGGACTTCGTTCCTCTCAAAGGTAGAAACCTAAGGGAAGATACCTTAAAGAAGTTTAACGTTCGTTATGACCATGACACCAAGACTATTCGGTTTCCGTATTACTCACAGGCTGGCCAATTGGTGGGCTTTAAGAGTAGGGACACCGACAAGGACTTTAAGTGGACAGGAAAGAACGAAGACCAAACACTCTTTGGTCAACAACTTTGGGGACGTGGCAAGGAGATTGTCATTACCGAAGGTGAACTAGATTGTCTCAGTCTTTATCAAGTTCGCCCTACCTGGCCTGTTGTTAGCCTTCCTAATGGAGCTGCCGCAGCCAAAAAGTCCCTTCAACATCAGTTGAAATGGCTTATGGGGTTTGATAATATCATCCTATTCTTTGATTCAGATGATGCCGGACAACAAGCAGCACAAGACTGCGCCAGTTTGTTTCCCCATGATCGGTTATTCATTGCTAGGCTTGATTCATATAAAGATGCCAATGAGGCATTAATTGCAAAAGATTATGAGGCGATCACATCAACAGTCCTATGGAACAGGAAACCCTATTCGCCAAAGACTGTCATCGACGGACGAGATTTATTCGCTCTCGCAACTCGGCCCCTTCATGGTAGGGATGCTGATTGGCCCTTTACTGCTCTTGACCGCATCACTAGTGGTCTTAGAAAAGGGGAGTTGGTCACTGTCACCTCAGGTTCCGGCGTCGGTAAGAGTACCTTCTGTGGTGAAATAGCCCAGGCTCTTGTTGATCAAGGTGAAAAGGTAGGGTACATTGCCCTTGAGGAGAGCCTTCAACGGACTGCTCTTAGGTTGATGTCAATCAAAGCAAACAAA